GCAGAAACTCGCCGCGCAGATCCGGCAGGTTGAACGTGGTGGATCCGTCGCCGGCACCGAAAGTGGTCCCGATGGCGGCGAACAGCTCAGGGAATGCGGTGCGCGAGACGGCCGCGCCGTTGGCCTTGAACCAGCCTGCCGGCGCCGAGTTGCGGGCAAACGCCGAGATCTGGCCGACCATCACGCCCAGGACCTCGGCGCGGCTTTTCTGCACGGCCTTGGTGGTCGCCAGGATCTCGCTACTGTTGGTCGCCGGGTCGTCGCTCTTTGCGTTGGGTAGGGTGCCCAGGCCCACGTCATCCTTGGTGGTGGCGCGTGCGCGCAGGCTCGGGTAGTCACCGATCCTGGCGGCGAAGTAATCGATCAGCGCGCTGTCGATGTTCTTCATCACACGTTGGTCGGTAATGGTGCTGCTGTCCGGTAGAGCCGCGAGGGGAATGCAGTAGTGCTGGGTGCCCGCGCTGTCCACGTAGTCGGGCTTTTCACTGCCCCACACCACGCTCCAGGACGCGGAAACGGTGTTCAGCTCGCGCCTGAGTGCCACGTCGATCCAGGCGGTCGTCGGGAAGCTCGGCGGAAGGACAGGCAGTGCCGCGTTGTTCTGCAGGCGGATCCCTGCGAGGTATGCCATGCCAGGCTTTACGCGATACGCGCCCTCGACCTTTTCCAGCTGGAAGCCTTCCCCGAAAAAGCATGCGCGCCCGTAGAAGTCCCGGTTACTCAGGCGCGCGCGCTCATCGATGCCGGCCAGGCGCACGGTGAAATCATGCTGCCAGGTGCTGGCGTCGATGGTGACGCCGGTCAGCGCCTGGGCGCCGTCGAACACCACCAGGAAGTTGCGGGTGACGTTGTTCCCCACCTGGATGGGCGGAATGTTCCGGCGCTTCTGCTGGAGCGGCACGTAGGAGACGGCGAACAGCACGCCCTCGGCGCTTTCCAGCCCGACCCAGTTAAAGTCCCAGTCGCCGACGTCGGACCCCACCTGGATGCTGTAGACCACCTGGCTGGGGTTGACGTAGCCCTTATTCGCCTCGGGGATCGGCGCGGTGTAGACGATCTGGTTCGCGGGAGGCTTTGCCGCATTGCGGTCGACCTCTACAGCGGGATCCAGGCCGGGGACGTTGGCGAAGATGAAGCGGGCGATTTCGAGGGTCTGCTGGGCGCCCATCTTCTGCGCGATCAGATCCTCACCGGCCAGGGTAATTCGGGCCATGGGTGCTCCTACAGGGTGGCGACCAGCGTCTGCTGGTCGTCGTTGAAGTCGACCAGCCCCACGCTGATGGCCAGCGGGGTGATGGTCACAAAGTCATAGCGGCGGCAGGTGCGGCCGTACTGCTGAATCAGCACGCGCAGCAGCTCGGCGTTGCGCGCCAGTTGGGAGTCGGTCAGGCGCAGCAGCACCACGTCCCAGTCACGTTCGGGCAGGCGCTCCTCGATCTCGACGTAGCCCACGCCCAGGCGCTGCAAAATGCGCTTCATGCCGGCGGTGCTGCCGGCCTCCACGGCGTTGATAAAGGCGTACTTGACCCGCTTGCGGTACAGGCTCTCCGGCTCGCCGGAAAAGCGGGTGATGTCGCGCTGCCAGGCCATCAGATCCAGGATCGTCAGGTGACACGTATCGGCGTCCATCTGCTGCAGGGGCCAGCGCAGCCAGCCTTCCACTTTTGCCCACCAGGACTGTGCGGCCGCGCGCAGCTTCGACAGCTCGCCATCGGCCATCCAGAAGGGCAGCTCAAGCTTGATCATTTCAGCGTCACCTCGAGGGAGTGGATCCGGGGCACGCTCAGTTCCGACACGATGTCGGCGTTACCGAAGTGCAGCGAGTCGATGCCGGGGAACTGCTGGTGCAGTTCCTCGCCCAGGCGGCTGAACGAAAAGCGCGACTGCGGGTAAGGCTGGGTCGGCGCGAAGTCGCGCTGTGTGCTCTCGCGGAAGGCGGCCCGAATGAACTGCTCGATGTCGGTCTGCAGGGCCAGGCGCTGCTCGGCGGTCAGCGTCGTCAGCGGCCACACGTCCACTGTGATGTCGTGCAGCGTCTCGGGCATGACCAGGACCTGCAGGTCATCGCCGTGGCCGTGGTTTCCCTCGTCGCGGATATGCGCGTTGATCTGCTCCAGGAACGTCTCGGCCGGCACGCCCGCTTCGAACAGCACAAAGGCATTGGCGCTGCCAGGGCCGCGCGGGGCGTTGTGGTCGAAGTAGACGCCATCCGGGCGCACACCAGGGAAGGCGGCGATCATGGCGCGATACACGGCGTCGGTGTGCCACTGGTTCACGGCGGAAAACTGGTTGCGCACGCGCAGGCGCAGCTCGCCGTCGGGCTCGGCGTCGGCGCCGGGAGTGTCCAGCCAGCCGTCCAGGTTGACCACCTGGGCGATACCCGGCAGGGGTACAGGCAGGATTGCGTAGTAGCCGGGCGCCAGGTTGTATCCGCTGCCGGCCTCGACGGCCTCGGTCGGGATCTCCAGCTGCAGCAGGCCATCGGCGAAGGTTGCGGCAACGGTGGTCGCCAGCTGGTAGGCGTGGCCGTTGATCGCGGCCGACTGAATCACGGTGCCGGCGGGCACCTCCAGGGCTCCGGCCGGCTGCAGGCGCGTGAACAGGATCCGCCCCTTCGCCTTTGTCGCGGCCTTGCGCTCGACGTTTACGGCCCAGGCCAGCATGTCCAGCCAGGCCTTGGTGGCGGTCTTCACAAAGAAGTTCGGCAGCACCGTTCCGCTGATGAACTCCAGGAGCCACAGCACGGGCTTGGTGACCAGGGCGGTCACCAGGCGCCAGAAGGGCGAGTAAGCGCTGGTGTTGCTCAGTGCGCTGCCTTGGGCCGCCACTTCACTTTCCCAGGCTTGGCGCAGCCCCGCTTCGGTGGTCGGAATGCCGGCCTCGGCCAGCGCCTGCTTGAAATCCACGGTCACAGGGTCACCTCAATCTGTCCAAATTCAACGGTGCGCGCGGTCACCAGGTACACGCCGACGTCCTGCTCGATGATTCGCGCGGTTCCGGGCACCAGGCGCACGTCGGCTTCCACCAGCAGTTCCAACTGCTGGATGCAGTCGCGCTGGCGGTAGCGGTCGCGTTCGGCGACCAGGGTCACGAGTAGGCCGCTCTCGCGGATCATGTGGGCGATGTCCTGGGCGATGCTGGCCCTGTCATCCACCAGGAGCGGCTGACGGGCGGGATCCAGACTCAGGTCGTTGCCGACGATCAGCAGATCGATGTAAAGGGTCATCCCGCGCTCATCTCCAGCATTTGCTCCAGCTGCATGGGCGTCATGGGCTGGCTGTTGTGGATCTCCACTTTCTCGATGTGCTGGGTCTTGCTCTGGCTGGCCGTGTTCTGAATGCTGGTCAGCAGGCCGCCTGGCGGCACGCTGGCTGCACGTTGGGGGCTCAGGCTGGGGATGGCGGCCGCGATGGTCTGCTGCGCCTTCTGCGCCGCGCTAGCGCGCTCGGCGGCGCTCATCGCTTCGTCACTGCCTGGCACTTCGGGCAGATCCGCAAAGCTGGTGTCGATCGACACGCCGGGGATCTGGTTCAGCAGGGCGATCACACCTTTCAGGGCCTTGCCCAGCAGGGCGAACGGGGAGACGTTGGTGAACACCCACACCAGGGCGTCCCAGGCGCTGGTCGCGCCCGTGGTGGCGCCCAGCAGCTCGCCGAGCCAGCCGACCACGCTCGCGCCGATCTCCCACAGCTGCTGCAGGCCGACCCAGGCCAGTTGCAGCAGCGCCCACCAGATTTTGAAGGCCAGCACCACGGGCGTGATGATGGTCAGCAGCACCTGGAACCAGCCGCTGTCGCCGAACTTCGCCTTGAGCTGGTCCCACCAGATGATGGCGGCGCCGACAGCCACCACCAGGGCGCCGATCCCGAGCACCAGGAGCGCCACGGGGCTGATCAGCACGGACAGGACGGACAGCAGGCCGCCCAGGATGGTCAGGCCGCCGGCGGCCGCCACCAGGGCGAGGATCCCGAGCGTGATGTAACCCAGCCAGCGGGCAATGTTGGGGAACATGGTCACCCAGCGCTGGAAGGTAACCCCCACCTCGGTGACCTTGGCGATCAGGGGATTGAGCACCGGCAGCAGCACCTGGCCGAGCACGATGCGAATGTTCTGCAGCATGGCGCCGAACTGCTCCCACGGGTCCACCATGGCCTGGGCCATCGCCGTGGCCTGGTCCATCCCTTTGACGTTCCCGAGGCGGTCCAGCCCGTCCCGGAATCGGTCGGTGTCCTTCATCAGGGTGACGATCAGGCGTGACGCTTCGCCGCCGAAACCGGCGGCCAGGGCGTTGAGATCGGACTGCTTGGACAGGTCGCCGAACTTGGCTTTCACCTTGTCCAGGATCTGCAGCATGGGCAGCAGCTTTCCCTGGCTGTCGGTGAACTGCATCCCCAGGTTCTTCTCGGCGTTGGCGATGTTCTCGAAAAACGCCTTGTAGAGCCCGCCTGCCTCGCCGCCCTCGAGGGTGGTCCCGAGCGTGCCCAGGACTGCCATCTGTTCGGCGAGATCCACGCCGGCAGCAGAGGCGCCGATGCCGGTCGCCTTGAATGCGTCATTCAGCTGCTGGCCGGACGTGCGGAACAGCTTCACGGCGAGGGCGCTCTGGCCTGCCAGCTGCTCGACCCATTCCCCTTTGCCCAGGGCGTCCGCCTGGGCCTTGTTGAAGCCGTACAGGGTGCCGATGTAGTCGGAAATGGTGTCGCTGTCGGTCTTGGTGGCCTTGGCCAGCACGTTGGATGCGTTGGTGAACAGGGCCAGCTGGTTGCCGGTCAGCCCCTTTACTGCACCTTCAATGGAATACGCCGAACGCACAAAGTCGGTGGCGTTGGCGCCATAGGCCACACTGAATTCCATGGACTTGCGCTGCAGGGCCTCCAGGGCGTCCTCGGCCACGCCGAGCGAGCGCACCTCGCCCACGGCCGCCATCTGTTCGCGGGCAGGTGCCAGGCTCTCCTGCAGGGCCACGATGCTGCCGACCATGCCTGCCGCGCCTGCGCCGACCTGGACGAATCCGGTCTTGCCGACCTCGGCCACGTCCATCAGTTGCTTACTGACCTTCGCGGCAGGGGCGGTTACCTGGTCGACCAGGCGCAGGATGAAATCAAGTTTGCTGCTGGTGTCGGCGCTCATTGCGGGATCTCGATCAGCCGTTCAAGGCCATGGCTATGCCGTTGGCAACCGCGATCTCCATGCGGCGCCAATGCTCGTCTTCCAGCCATTTGGCGGTGCCCAGGTTCTCCACCGTGGGCTCCGCTCCTGGAAGCCAGCGCGCGGCCAGGGCCATCAGTTGGCCCAGGCCGTGCTCGGTCAGGCGTTCAGCGTGGCCGAGCGCTTTTTTACGGTGACTTCGACGTCCGGGGCGTACTCCTCGAGGAGGGCGCTCGCGATCTTCATGGTCAGCACCGGATTGCCCAGGTGTGCCTTGAGGGTGGCCAACTGCTCCTGCTTGACGGTCTGCACCAGGAGGTTGTTCGACGGGGCCACCTTGTTGTTCGCGGTGACGGCGTTGAAGTACTTGGTCACGTCCTGCGGGGTCAGGTTGAAGCTGAATTCCTGGCCGGCGATGTCCAGGGTGATTTCGGCGCGTTCGGTCATTGGTTGCGGTTCCGTTGGTTGAGGGAGGAAAAGTGGGTGTCGAGTAGGGCGCGCAGGTTCAGCTCCAGCTTGTCCATGGCGCGGTCGAAGTCGGAGTGGCTGGGGTAGTTCTTGGCGATCTCCACGCGCAGCTCCAGGTGCTCGCGGCGGGCCTCGCTGACCTGGCGGAACAGGAAGGCCTGGAAGCCGATAACGGCGGTCAGCAGTAGCTCGGGCAGCAGGCTGGCCACCTTTTCGATCAGTTCCATCAGCGCCCCCAGTTCCCGCGACCGCCGATCCGCACGGCGCACCACATCAGCCAGGCGAGCACCTTCGGCGTGCCTTGCTCCAGGAGCGCGTCATAGAAGATCTGGTCGGCCTCGGCCTTGGTGAAGCGGTGGGTCAGGTTGGTGTAGATGAAGTCGTGCACCACGGCCGGGGCGCGGGCCGGCGAGTAATCGCGCGGCACGATGCGCCAGGCGATGCGCGGAACGCTGGCCAGGTCGGTGACGTAGCCGATGGGGACTACGATCAGCCGGCCATCGTCCAGGTGCAGCTGGAGCGGCCGCAGCACACACCAGGCGTCCTGCACCGGCAGCGAGCGCAGATCCAGGTTGCTGTCAAAGTGCATCAGCGGCGCACTCCACGCGGATGGCGTTCGGTGCGGTGTCGGCGGCGATCTGCGCGCGCAGTACGACGCGGGCAGACTCAGGCGCGCGGCAGTAGGTGGCCACCAGGGTCGACGCGGTGCGGCCAATGGCGGTGTTGCTGGAGCAGCCGACAGCGGCAGATGCCATGGCGGCGAGCACCAGGACGGTGGTGATGACGTTGCGCATTCAGTAGCTCCAGATCGCAGGGCTGGGCAGGCGGCCGCCCTTGGGGGCCATTCCCAGGTGGATGAATCGCCCGGCGCTGCCCTTCTGGCTGATGCCGTAGCGGGTGAACTTCAAAGTCAGGGCCAGGCGCAGCAGCTCCAGGGCGTCGGCGCCGCGAATGGCGACGTCCACGGCCAGGCCGGTGGTGTGCTCGCCCGGCTGGGCTTTCTTCGCCTCCACCGGGTGTTTCGGGCAGCGGTAGGCGCTGCTGATGGTCATGGGCTTGCCGTACAGATCGCGCAGCTTCTGCAGCTCGGCCATGAAAGCGGGGTCCATCTCGCGGCCATCGCTGCTGCAGCGCCCGCACTTACAGCGCAGTTCGGCGTAACTGAAATTCGGCCAGGGGCTGGTGGTCATTGGCGGTACTCGCGTTCGTGCTTGGTCTGGCAGGGGACGCAGCGGGTGATGCCCCCGAGCGCCTGGCGCTCGGCGGGGATCTCGGCGTCACATTCACAGCAGTGGGTGAGGCTCGGGCCAGCGGTGCGGATGCTGGCCAGGCGGGCGGTCAGTGCCCGGTCCAGTTCCAGCGCCTCGCGCTGCTGCGCCCGATCCATCCAGTCACCCATCAGCGCAGGCCCTCGATCTCGCTGGCATCGAGGTAGGGCACGCCGTTGATGCGGATAAAGTCGGGGCTGGTGACCTCGAACGGCACCTTGTGCGTGGACTTGCTGCCGCCCTTGGGATCGATGTCCAGGAGGCTGGAGATAGTCAGCTTGCAGCCGAAGGCCTCCACGCGCAGTTCGTCGTCGCCGGCCTTGGCGAAGAACACGATGTCGATGGGCTCCAGCTTGCGGAAGCTGCCGGCGCGGCTCGCGGCCTGGATCAGCAGCGAGAGCTGCGAGCTGTCGAACTCGAATTCACCTTTGGCCGAGACGTCGCCGTCCACGAAGCCATCGGGCACGCCGCCGGACTGCGCCACGGCAGAGTTATCGGTGATGTCCAGGGTGGCTTTCTCGACGTGGGCCTGCAGGTCGCCCAGGTTGATGTCGAAGTTCATGCCGCCAATACGGGCCATGGGCTTACTCCTCGTCGCCGTTGGAGAGATCCAAGGCGATGTTTGCGGTCAGGTCTTTGGGGCAGTTGTAGGGGCGGACCTTCAGGTAGGCCTCCACCTTGGTTTTGCTGGTCCACACCAGGGTGATGTCATCGTCCTTCGGCGGCTCGATGTCGCCGGGGAACTGCTCGCCAGCGAACAGCACGGACTTGGCCATCTCGCGCAGTGGCTTCATCAGCGCGGACTTGTTGGCGGCCATGCTGTTGGGGGTGCTGTTCAGGCGGCGGTTGGCCACGCGCTGGATCAGCAGGATCCGGATGCGGCGGGCGGCCTTGTCGGTGATGCGCAGGTACTCCACCACCTGGAAGTCGGAGCCGGGGGCGTCCAGCATGTTGGCGTCGCTCCAGAAGACGCCGGGATAGTCCGGATACGTCTGCGGGACCGAGAACCGCGCCTTGTCCAGCTCGGCGAGGATTGCGGAGGGCAGCGGCAGGCCGTCCTTGTCCACGGGCTCCGGGCCGAGGCCGAGCAGGGAGCCGGTGGCCACGCGCATGGGGCTGTCGGCGATGCTGACGGCAGCATTGGCCAGGCGCCCGGCCAGCACGCCCAGGTTGTTGCCGTGCAACTGCGGAACGACCAGGACGCGGGGTGCAGAAAGGTCGGCAGTGATCGCGCGCTTCGTCTCCAGGTAGGCGGACCAGTCCTGGGCGGCCTCGATGCCGGTAGCGGCGGCCATGAAGATCACGCGGCGGCCGTACTGGTTATTGATCGCCACGGCCTTGTCATGCATCGCGCTCAGCTCGGCGCCGGACGTAGCGGGGGCAGTTACCACCACCATTTCCACGGACACGCCGTCGCGCTGGGCTTTCTCCAGGGCGTCTTCCCAGCTGTCAGTCGAGCCGATGGGGGCGGCCATGCACGCCCAACGGTCGCCGCCGTTGAGACGGGCCGCAGTGATCTGGGTTTTCAGGTCGCTGGGGGGAATGCCCAGCTCCACGTCCAGGTCGCTTTGAGTGTTCAGGGGGATCAGCTTGCCGACGTTCTTGGACGCCGGGCCGATGAACAGGAAATAGCGCTCGATTTCCGTTACCGGGCCTTGCCCCAGGTTCAGGTTATTGACGCTGACTTTGCCTTGAGCCATGCGAGGCCTCGCTATCGGGGTGCATTGATGGTTTGTGAAAGGACGGTGCGCACGATGTCGCGCACGTCCTGGGCGTCGGCGCCGAGCACGGCGCGTGCCGGCAGCTCGATCTGCCAGCGCTGTTTCTTTGCTTCGCCTGTGAGCTTCGAAAGGATCAGCCCGGCGCGGCCGGCGCTCAGGTTCGCGGTGATCCAGGCCAGCGGCGGGCGCTTCCAGCCCTTGCCACGGCGGATCCGGTAACCCGCTTTCAGCAGGGCGCGAGCCTGGAAGCGGCTAGCCGGGGCGTCGTAGTCCGGTGTATGCCCGAGGCGGCGCATACGGGCTGCGCTCATCTGCTCCGGGCGGCCCTCCTGGTGCGCGGCAGCGATGCTGCCCATCAGGCGGTTTTTCCAGCCCAGGACGGCCTCGGTGTCGGAAAGGCTGACCACCTGCATGGTCCGCGACAGGCCGCGCAGCATCTTGCGTTTGCTGCCGTCCTTGCGGGCGGTGAAGGGGCTGCCGTCCAGGTTCTGCTGGACGCCCAGGCGCTTGCGGTTGCGGGTCCGCAGGCGCTTGGCGGTGTTGTTCAGCAGGCGGCGGCGCTTGGCCGGCGGTAGCTCCAGGAGAGCGATCCGCTCCTGGGCCTCGACCATGCCGCGCACGTCGAAATCAACGGTCGGTGAAGCCATCGGTCACACTCCCGTCGGTGGCGGTCCAAAGGTCGAATTCCACGTAGGCCCAGCGCTTCCCGAAGGCTTCGAACTCGCCCTGCGGATCCTCGGCCAGGTGCTGCGGCTCGATGAACTCCAGCTGCAGCTCGACGTCGGCGGTGTCCGGGTCCAACTGGTCGATGCTGAAAGCCGGATCCGGCAGGCCGTCGTCGGTGCGGCCGCTGTCGTTGTTCTCCAGCCAGGAGCCAATCAGGGCCATCAGGCGCGCAGGGTTGGCGGTCAGACGCTCGATCTCGATCACGGCGCGATAGCGCATGTCACCCATGTGCATTCCCTGCTCGGTGGGCTTCCAGTGCAGCGGCAAGGTGGCGTTTTCCGCCCAGCTGTCGATCTGTTCCGGCAGCACCAGGTCGCGGTCGATCAGGTACTGGGTGAGCGCGCGCAGCTTGATCACAGCAGTACCGCGGTGATGCGCCCGCGCCCCTGGAGCAGGCGCACGGCCTGCTGGCTGAAAGACAGGAACTGCTCGCGCGTCTCCGGGCTTTCCTTGGCGATGTTCTCGGCCTCGGCGCGGCGGTTGACGGTGGCGAACTGCGGCAGCAGCTGGGCCTTGGCGCGGCAGTACACGGCGCGCTTGTAGGTGGCCGCGTGGAAGCCGCGCTCGGGTAGCAGCTGCGGGTCGGCGCTCTCCACGTTGTCGATGCCGGCGGCCTGCCATTCGCGCTTGCGCTTGGCCAGGTCGTGGTTCACTTCGCCCATGGCGGTGCTGAGGCCGTCGACGAGCAATTCCACCAGGTACTCCGCCGGCAGGCGGTACTTGGCCTGGAACTCGGACAAGCCCAGGTCCGGCCAAAAGCCGTCATTGGGGATCGCGCGTTCCACCAGCGTGGTGGGTTTGCCGGAAAAGCTCATCGCAGGCGCTCGAATAGGGCGGGGTGCCTGTCGTAGGTGGTCCGGGCTGCACGCAGCCGTTACACCAGGACAGGTCCCGCTGGGGGTGGGTAGACGGTTACTCGGTGGCGGCGCCCTGCTGCTCGGCCTGCTGCTTGCGCAGCGCCTTCTCGGCGGCCTCGCGGCGGGTCTTCACGCCGATCTCTGGGTAAAGGGTTTCAGCCCGCTGGAAGTGCGCGATGGCCCGCGCCCATTGCTGCTGCTCGATGTCCTGGATGCCCAGGGCCTTGTGGAAGCGCGCCGGGATCCGCTCGAACAGCTCCCAGGGCTTGGGCACCTGCCATTCGGGCGCGTAGGTGGCCACGTACCAGTCCTGGTCGACGTAGACGAGCAACTGCGACAGGTACGGCTCCGGGCTACGCCCGGCCTTCTGCTCGGCCTCGGCCCAGTCCACGACTTCATCTGCCACGAAAGTGGGAATGTCGCGGGTGAAGCGCTCCGGCAGCTCCTGGCCCTGCTCGATGCAGAACAGCGCGAGATCCAGGCCGGCCTCGAACTGCACGGTGTCGAACAGCCACACCAGCACCTGGACCACCACGGGGTTGGGGTACACCAGGCCGCTGTCGCGGTAGCGATTCACGTACTCCAGGTACTTGGGCAGCAGCTCGTCGCGCTTGAGTTGCTGGCGTGCTTCGCGGCTGTTGATGGCGCTGATGCGCTCCAGGTCCTGGTTCAGTGCGGCGACCATCAGCTGCAGGTGTTTCTGTGCGTTGGCCGGACTGCTCAGGGCGTTGGCTGCGGTGTACGCGGCCGGTGCTTCGGGCGCGGCCGAGCTGGTGGGCGAACCACCAGCCAGGACACGTCGCTTATGGGCGAGGGCGAGGCTCATGTCAGGCCTCCACCAGCTCGACGTTCTCGGTCAGCGCGAATTTCTCCAGCTGCTCGATCACGTAGCCTTCGTTGCGGCTGTTGTAGT